GAAGGTGTCGTACTTCGTTCACTACAAGTTCTTGCCCGGTCTTGGTTTCTATGGCTTTGGTCTGATTCACATGATTGGAGGTTTGGGTAAAGCAGCCACTTCAATACTGAGACAACTGATCGATGCCGGTACACTAGCGAACCTGCCGTCAGGTTTCAAAGCCCGTGGTATCAGAGTTCGTAATGACGATGAGCCAATAGCACCGGGCGAGTTTCGAGATATCGATGCACCTGGCGGTGATATAAGAAACAGTATTATACCGCTACCGTACAAAGAGCCCTCTGGCACGTTGGCGCAGTTGCTGGGTGTTTTGATTGAGTCTGGCCGTCGGTTTGTTTCGATAGCAGATCAACAAACAGGATCACCAAGTTCGCAACAACAGCCGGTTGGAACCACTGTTGCATTGCTTGAGCGTGGCATGAAAGTCATGTCGGCTATACACAAGCGGTTGCATTACGCACAGAAAACAGAGTTTAGGATTCTTGCCCGACTGATTCGTGACAACATGCCACCGTCGTATCCATACGCGACAGGTGTTGATGCAGGAATCAAGCAGTCTGATTTTGATGACCGTGTTGATGTTCTTCCGGTCTCTGACCCCAATATTTTTTCAATGGCACAGCGTATAACGCTGGCACAAACACAACTTCAATTAGCACAATCTAACCCACAACTGCACAATCTACAGGCGGCGTACAAAAGAATGTATCAAGCTTTAGAGGTGCAGAACATTGACGAAATACTACCGCCCGCTCCAGAACCACAACCAACCGATCCTAGTATTGAAAATGCCAGGGCCTTGGCAGGTCAATTATTGACGGTTTTTCCTGAACAAGATCACGATGCACACATGGCAACACACGTTGCTTTACTGGTTACGCCTTTGGTTCAGGCATCGCCAAGTGTGTTTGGGATGTTGATATCACACTGTATGGAACACATAGCATTTAAATCCAGAATGATTGCACAGCAAGAGATTGAGAATGCTATGGCAAACATGGATCCAGAGCTTGCTCAGATAGCTCCACCTATTCCGGTAGAGCAAACGGAATCACGAGTAGCTCAGATAGAGGCTCAGTTAGTCACAGACTTCCTACAAAGCCTTCAACCACAACAGGGTGAAAAGCAAGATCCTTTAGTCGATATACGACAAAAAGAACTTGCGATTCGGGCGGCAGAGTCTGAGCGTCGTGCTCAGTTAGATGCTAGTAACCTGCAACTCGAAAGAGAAAAATTACAGCAACGTGCCGCTACGGACTCTGCTCGATTAGAGCTACAAGAGGATATCGCAGATCAACGTGCTGAAGTAAACCTTACAAGGATTCAGGCACAGCAGAACAGGAGATAGTGCTGTGATTTTTGAGGCCATTGCCGCCATCGAGCTTGCGAATCAGGCGATCAATGGTATCAAGGAGCTTGCCGGTCATGTCACATCTGTTGGTCAGATGGGAAAGCAACTGACTCAGTTAGCCGATGCCCACGATGAGTTAGAAAAAGAATCCGAGCAAGGATCAATGGAGGCGTTTTGGGCCTTAGAAAACATAAAAAAGAAAGAATATGAAATAAAACAATTATTTATTTACGCGGGGCGACCCGGCCTTTGGGACGATTACCAGACATTCATTCGCAACCGGAAAGAGATGAAGAGGAAGGCGGCGGAGCGTGAAAGGCTTAAAAAACTGGCTCGCAAAAAAGCCATTAAGGACGGACTTATCTATACTGCTGCTGTTCTTGCTGGTTGCTTGGTCGTCGCTGGTGGCATTTGGCTCCTACTTGCTATCATTGCTATGAAGGGAAGGTGATGTCTTGGGTGTTGATGGGAATCTTTGTTGCAGACATGACATTTTATTTTAGGATTCTTGAGATACATTCCACGCACATAGAGTGCCTGTACGCAGGAGAACAGATGGTTCAAAAGATTGGTAAGCCGTTTGTAAACTACAATGTGGTGTGCGTACCCACTAACCAGATTCAGGGAGAGATGTCCTAGTGGCTCAGAAAAAACTTCAGAGAGAATCTATCTATAATGAATACGATGAAGACGGAGACGGCATCGTAAGTGATGAAGAGCTATCTCACGTTAAGGCCATCAAAGAAACCGAAACCGCATTACGCAAAAATTTAGCGCAACTGCGTATGGCAAGATTTACATTAATTGCTATGGGCGCGTTTACAGCCGCAATGTTCTTTGTACCGATAGAGCGAGTGCAAGCTTTGTCAGACATTAGTAATCTTTTTTATATATCGGGCGCGGGTATTGTAGGTGCATACATGGGAACAACAGCATGGATGAGTAGAAAATGATATTAGGTGCATTAGGAAAAATACTGGGCAGTGAGACTGTCATTAAGAAAGGCATGGACTTGATTGATGACATGCATACTTCTGAAACTGAGTCGATTGAAGCTAAAACACAAGCCAAGGTAGCCTTGATGAACTCATACGCTCCATTCAAGGTAGCCCAGCGGTACCTCGCGTTGATGTTCGGTTTGACTTATGTATCGTGTTTCATCATAGTCCTCGCTATGACACTGACCGGAAAGGGCGATCCTTCCTCTGTGTCCCAAGTGATGGAGCAGTTTCAAATCAACTACGCCATGCTTCTAATCTTGGGTTTTTATTTCGGAGGAGGCTGCATAGAGTCTTTTCAGAAGAAAAAGGAAAAGTAAATCATGCCTTTAAATAAAAAAGGTAAAAAGATTATGAAGGCCATGAAGAAGCAATACGGTGCCGAAGAAGGTGAGGCTGTATTTTATGCGTCAAAAAACAAAGGTGTTATTGATGATGTTGAGCGAAAAGCTCTGGGAGGTAGTGTGAAGAGTAAAAAAGAAAAGCTTGCAGCAGTCGCAGAGCCATTTGATGAGGTTACTCAGCGTGATGTGATCACAGCGAGAAAAGAAAAGCTAAAGTTTAAAGACGGTAAAGTGGTAAAAGCAGCCGTATTAATTATGGACGGTGGCGCAGAGTCAGAAAAAGCACAGGTTAAAGGAACAAGATTTAGCGGAAATTATTAATGTCATATCTGATTAGCAACATCCCGTATTTTAAATGCTGGGTGCGGAAAGAGTTTACTTGCAATCACGATGACTACCACGGGGAATATCTCCATGCTTTAGCCATCGCAGTTAATACGATCCCAGACAGGTCGCTGAGTTTTCAGGTTGTTTTCACCGGCCAGGAAAGACACTTAGAAGATAGTGATGAGAATCGTCATGGTGGCGCGATGTGGGCGCGAATGCCCATACAGGCACTGGTTGCTGATGTAGAAACAGAAAGCGACGAATGGCCTGAACGCATGGAAGACTATATCTGTCAGCCATGGGACTGTGAGTCTAGACACCATGAAGTCATCGTCTTAGATCGAGTCAGTTCAAGCCCTTGGATTGCCAAGGTTAATCACGAGTTCTATGAAGCACGGTATATGTTCACAGTGGATTACACTGAGTATGAGATTGCCGATGCGCCAGATCAACACAAACAAAGTCATGTCTTGTATCTAACTGAGGGTCCTTGGGAAGGCAACATTATTGCTTTGCCAAACAACAGAGTCAGGGCAACATCACCTGCACTTTGGGATACAGGCGAAGGTGCCCCTGATTTCAAACCAAGTCAGTACACGCACTCAGCAGAGGGCCACTCTAGTTACACCGATCCGAACATAACCTTTGATAATTTGTATTCTGACGGCATAGAAGACTGATGGATATTGTGCAATTTGCAACTGCACTGTATAAAGTGCTGGATGATCGTGAAGAGGATCTAAAAGAGTTTTTGGCAAACGGTGGTGTTCAGTCAATGGAAGACTACCGCAGCGTGACAGGAGAGATTCAGGGTGTCTGTTTTGTCCGACAAGAAATGAGAACCCTGCTGAAAAGGTATGAAGATAATGACTGACATTCCATTTCCCCGACCGACCGGTTGGAGAATATTAGTACGTCCCTACGAAGGTAAAAAAACAACGCAAGGTGGAATTGTTCTGCCTGAAGACGTTCGTAAAAAAGAAGCAGTTGGAACCGTTGTTGCTAAAGTAATTAAGATAGGGCCGCTAGCGTATAAAGATTCATCTAAGTTCGGTAATCAGGCTTGGTGCAGTGAGGGTGACTGGGTTTGTATTGGACGATATGCCGGTGCTCGTTTTCGAGACAAAGAAGAAAGAGAGCTACGTATCATCAATGACGATGAAGTTATTGCAGTAATTAACGACCCAGAGGATGTTAACAATGTCTGATGAAGATATTAAGCAAACAGAAGAGACCTCACAATCTGAAGAAATCGAGGTTCAAATAGAGCCTGATCAAGAACAGGAGACGGCTGAACAGCCTGTTTCAGTAGCGCAGCCTGAACCTGAATCCGAACCTGAACCTGAATCCGATGAGGAACTTGATAACTATTCAAAAGGTGTCAAGAAAAGGATCAACAAACTTACTGAAAAGTATAGACGTGCTGAAAGAGACGGTCAGGAAGCGATTGAACTGGCTAAGAAACTAAGAGAAGAAAATGAAAAACTAAGAAAACAAATGGCCTCTTCTCAGGAAGCGCACTTGTCAGAGTTTGGTCAACGTTTAGAAAATGATGTCAATCTTGCTAAACAAGCATACAAACAAGCGCATGATGAGGGTGATGTTGATCGTATGTTTGAAGCGCAACAAGCCTTATCCAGAATATCGATCGATCAAGAGCGTCATCGTCTAGGGGTTAAAAGGCAAGAAGAACAAGCGCAACAACCTCAACCTCAACCTGAACCTGAACCACAACCTCAACCACAACCTGATCCAAAAGCCGTCGCATGGGCACAAAAAAATGAATATTTTGGTGATGACAAACGCATGACTGATGAAGCAATGCATATCAGCCAAGTGTTAATTAATTATGAAGGGTTTGACGCTACTTCGGATGAGTACTATAGTGAGATTGACAAAAGAATGCGGGATTCATTTCCTGATTACTTTAGTCCACCCGGGAGAAGTACAAAGGTCGCTCCTGCTGATACTTCAGCTTCCCGCAAACCATCAGGGCGCAGCTCAGTTAAGTTAACTCCGTCAGAGGTTGAGACAGCAAAAAAATTAAATGTCACTTTGGAACAATATGCCAAAGAGAAAGCACGACTAATGGCTAGGGAGAATTAACATGGCAGAGACTAGAGAAAAGCGCACATCTCGTGCGGCAAAGGATCGCTCAACTGAAGAGCGCAGAAAACCGTGGGCACCACCAAGTAGGTTGGAAGCACCACCTGCCCCTGATGGGTATGTACACCGTTGGATTAGAACCTCTGTTAGAGGCGAGGACGATGCCATGAACGTTCACTCTCGTTTTCGAGAGGGATGGGAACCGGTTAGAGCCGAAGAGTATCCAGGGTATCAATATCCAGTTATTGATGAGGGCAAACACGCGGGAGTCATAGGTCAAGGTGGCTTAATGCTTTGTAGACTTCCAGCGGAGACAGCAAAAGAAAGAAACGAGTATTTCGGGGGCCGAACCCGCGACCAGATGACGGCTGTAGACCAGGACCTAATGAAAGAACAGCACCCTTCAATGCCGATTCATAACGAAAGGCAGAGCAGGGTAAGTTTCGGTGGAGGAAGAAATTCTGATACCGATTAAGATAACTTAAAAGGTAACTGAAAATGGCAAATACAAATGGAGCCTTCGGTCTAAGGCCGTATGGCATGCTGGGATCAGCACCGGCTTCCACTGGTACAACGGAGTACCGCATTGCCTCTGACAATACCAACGCCCTTTATCAGGGACAGCCTGTCATACCTCTTGCAGCGGGAGTGATTGATAACCTCCAAGCAGCAGCAGGTGGCACAGTGTCTATTGTTGGTGTTTTCAACGGATGCGAGTACGTTCGGTCCTCAGATGGGAAAACGGTCTTTTCCAACACTTGGCCAGGTTCGGCTTCAGCGGGAGCAGATTCAAACTTCCCTGTAAAAGCCTTCCTGTACGACAACCCATCCCAACTGTTTACAATCGCAACATCGAATGTACAAAGTGGTAACGATACAGAAGCAGAGCTTCGTACCGCTGTCTTCTCAAACATTCAGCTTGCAGATGGAAACAGTGGATCCAGCACTACAGGCATTTCGTCTGCTACGGCAGATTTGAATGCTGTAGGAACAACAGCATCAGACATACTTCGTATCATGGGCATCTTAGATGATCCAGAAAATAGCGATTTTAGTGCTGCTGGTATTCCACTGATTGTTCGTATTAACAATCACTTTAATGCTCCGACCGGTTCTATCGCTCAGGGCACACCAAGTACAACTGGCGTATAAGGGGATTAAGAAATGGCAATTTCTCGCGCACAACTAGCGAAAGAACTGGAGCCAGGACTCAATGCCCTTTTCGGCATGGAGTATGGCAGGTACGAAAACCAACACGCAGAGATTTACACTACAGAAGCTTCAGACCGGGCGTTTGAAGAAGAAGTAATGTTGTCTGGCTTCGGTGCTGCACCAACAAAATCTGAGGGTTCTGCCATCAGTTTTGATAATGCAAACGAAGCATTCACTGCACGTTATAACCACGAGACAGTGGCCTTGGCTTTTTCTATCACAGAAGAAGCTATTGAGGACAATCTTTATGATCGTCTGGGCTCTCGTTACACTCGCGCCTTGGCTCGTTCAATGGCACATACCAAGCAGGTAAAAGCAGCAGACGTTTTGAACAACGCCTTTACTGCTGGAGCATCTGCTGGCGGTGACGGTGTATCACTGTGCTCTACAGCACACCCGCTGACTAACGGTGGCACTTTTGCTAACCGTCCAGGAACTGATGCGGATCTTAACGAAACTTCTTTGGAAGATGCGT